ATGCCCGGGCCCGCGCAAAAACTGGCAAGTCAAAATGTTTCACCTGAAGCCTCACCTGTCACCGCGAGAAAAAGGGTGGTAAGACCTCTATTCATAGAGGAGGAGGCGGAGGTGAGTGGAGATGACACATCTGCAGGGGAGGAGGAGAGTGACAGTGAACAAGCCCAGGCAGAGGATGAGGATTTTGTTTCTCACGAGGAGTTGCCTGACACGCCACCAACTGACTCTGTTTTACAGAAAACAGCTGCACCCTATAATTCCTGGCCTATTATGGAAAAATGTGCCATGATTAGGATGCTTAACTGTTATGTGTCACAAGAGGGTTTGGCTGAGGAGTTGCCCAATACTGTCATTAGCAGACACAAACATTTTGTTTTGTCAGACGTTAATCTTACTCCTTTACAGAGAACAATGTGTGAGTCCTTTGTGGCAGAACTTGATTTGTGTGGGGAAACAGGCATGTCATTTTGGAAGCTTGTGTTTTTTGTCTTAGGCGTACTCAAAGACCCAGTCACTGAAATTACTCACATGATGAGTTCTATGGCCTCACCCAGCAAAAAGCAGAGAAAGAAACGGGCAAGGCCTAAATCTGTCACATCAACTCCAACGAAAAAGCCTCCTAGCAAAAAGGCGGTACCTTTTGCCTCCCCAATTGCTGAATTGAGTACAATTTCAACTGTCAGTGTAAGTACCGGTCATGAACCCAGTACAGATAGTGGAAAAGGGTCTGCCTCAGATAATACTGGGTCCAGCACTTCAGGGAACCATGTCACATTTTCCCAGCCTGCAATTAAGCCTGCGCAGGAATCCGAGCCGTGTGTTTTTATTTCTCAGCCGGCTATGCACGTAGCTGTGCCCTTAGAGCAGGATTTGCCATGTGGGCAACCACCAGCACAGCACGAACACGGACTTATGGTAACAAATAACGCAACAAGAACTAGTTTAGATGACATATTTAGTATGTGCAATGAAGATGACTTCTCACAGCTTGTTAATGGCACAGGCACAGAGGCACAGGATGAACCTGCCACACAAGTACAGGATGAAAGTGAAAATCACGATTCGTTTTCCCTTGCAGAGATTCCATATGGGGATGTGTGTAAAACTCCAAACGGTGACGAGAGGGAGGCAATGCTTACGTTCAGGGATCGCATACACCTAAAAAGGGCAAGTTACAAACATTTAAAGTTTAGGTACTTTCTCCTTGCTACTCCGGGTGAAGGGATTCCTAGCTGTCCAGATACCTTGCATAGACTTGAGTGCAATTTGCAGCCTGGCAGTTGTTGCGTACTGAGCGCTGAAAAAAGTGACTATATGTTCAAAACTGTGCAGGAGACTTTCATAACATACGTACTTGTCAAGTTAGAAAGAGCCCAGGCATTAGAAGCAATGGCAAAAGTGCTCGTACATTCGTTGCGTTTTAGCCAGGAAACTGTTAAGAACAGTCTGCTTACACCTTTAACGCTGCAGGGTTACCACTCATATTTCTTGCATATAGCTAAGCACCAGTCCTTTGTTGAAATAGGTGAAGAGGATGAGCAGACAAAAAAGAAGCTTAACCTACAGTCCGCCAATGTAGACGAGGCATATATAAAGCTGTGCAACTATGTGGAAAGCCAGGATGTTGCACCAGAGACCTCTGCCATTAACTACTGCCTAGAAACAATGCCCAGAACAGCAATAGAATACAAGTACATGCAGCGCATTAGATCATCAGCTACACTATACAAAAGCCTAATTGAAGGCTGCAAATGGATGCTAATACAGAGAAAATTGTTTTTCCTGCCAGCACTAAAGGAGCCTGGCATGCAAATGCTGTGCTCAACATGGCTAGAGCTTTACAAAGACTTTTGTGAGTACTGTAAATCTGAGGGCATTCCGGGTGGTTGGGGTGCTGATCTAGATGACACGAGTGAAACTGTATTGGAGTGGGTGCGGTACAGGGTATTAAATGCACAGACACTGACAGAAACAATTTTGTTACACAACGGAATTGCGCCTACCCATTTCTGTAACACCATTATGGACTCACTCTGTCACGGACAACGGCGTAGGAGAGGACTTATGTTTTACAGTGCGCGGCACTGCTGTGGCAAGAGCATATTAGGCGAATCTCTCAGAAACCTATTGCATGGGAAAAGGATAACACTCGAGGAGAGACAGTCTAGAGATTTTGTTGTCTCAGCTGCAAGCTACTGCCCTCTTGTAATTGTGGAAGACCCAAGTGAGTGTGCTTTAAATTACATGGTGCGCTCACTTAGGGCCCACATGGATGGGGACGAGGTTGCAGTTAATGCAAAGCACAAGGATATCACACACACAGTGTACCCACCGATCCTGGTAACCACTAACACATTTAACACAACAGAGGCCCTAAAGACGCGATGCACAATGTTCACATTCACTAAAACCATGCAGGAAATGTTTGGTTCCAGGCACGTGACTGTTATCCCAGCATCTGACATGGCTTGCTTTTTAGCAAAATACACATTTATGCCTATGTGTAACAGCATATACAACGATGTGATCCCACTGCGCGAAGGAACAACACTGACCCAGTGTTTAACAGACACACTGGTTGGTCACTCTCCTTTTTGTAGGTGGGCGCTCTATTTCACACGCATAGCAGAAAAGGTACGCACGCCACCCGTTACAGTTTCACTACAAGGGAGAGAAAAAGATATCTACTGTGTGCCTAGAATGGCACCTAAGAATGTAGGCATCCTCATGACCAAAAACACAATTGATACAGCCAAAATTTACATTTTGACCAAACTTGGGTGCTTACAAAAAAACGACACAACAGGCCGTAAAATACTCAGAGAGATGGCGCCTGAAGCGTTCAAAGTTGAATGCTTTTACACAAATGTTATGTGTGCCATCTCTGGTGTGCTGGCCTATTTACTGCCTGATGTGACACACGACTTTTTCCCAGTATCTCAGCGTGTGGTCTCTTATTTTTTGAAACACGTGGACAGTGTGTCATCTGCAACATACTGTGATCAGGTACGTGATCCACAGGACTACAGGGCGCTTAACACTGTTTTCACAAGGGCAGAATATGTGCTTAGAGATGCAGTCACCACGGACATCCGAAACAGATATCACACACACTTAACTGGAACGCTGCTCGGATTCTGTGAAAACCACGGCCTTATAGGCCACAGAGGCCCTGGTGGTACGTTTTCTGTTATGCCAGGCACAACTCTTGAAGAGCTGTACGCAAATGTGACAGGACAGACGCTTTTGCGTTACAATGAAAACGAAAATATTATGGAAAGGGAAGAGGAGGACAACTTTGGCTAGTTAAAAGTCCCTTTTTGGGTTTCTTGTAAGGGTAATGTGAAATTCGGTTTTGTTTTGTCACATAAGGAAAGTACCAGGGGAAGTTAGCGGTTTTCCCAAAAAAAAACACTATATATTATGTGCGAAGAAGCATTTGCTTTATTTCTCACAATGATGCTCACCAGAATCCTAAGAATGCTCGCACTTGCTAAGCTCAACGTTGAGCTCGAGCTCTATGGAGTGCGTATTTTGATTGCTACCTCACCAGCTGTATTTGTTTCTTTTACAATGACCCAGCCTGAGGCAAAGGTAGACACGTTTATTTTGTTACACTTGAAATGTTATATGTGTGCGCACTGTTTTCTTATATGCTATCTGTTGCTTACAGGGGATTGAAGAGAGTCCGGTGTGACCTCTGGACCTGAGACAGAATGTATTTTTTCTGTACTGTTTTACTCCATGACTAACCTCATTATTGTGTGTACACAATGTTTTTGTTGCCCTGTTTTTAAACTGTCTGGTTCACTGAGACATTGTCTGTTGTAAATATCTGGGTGCTTATTTGCATAGTGTTTGTGAAGTGCAACTGTTACTTTTCTGGAATACAGCTGTTTTGTTGAGTACTGCTGTTTATAAATATGACAAAGAGAGCACATTTTAAAGTATACTCATGTCTTTATTTATTACTGGAAACATTTTCATTCACACGTTCACTTTGAAAGTTTGTACATTATGTTCCTTGTTTAGGGCACTGCACACAGTGTACTTGCTTCTCTGTAATAAAAGCACCATGGTTGACACACGTATTTGCATTCTCACTTCTCCTTTAAGAGTTTAAGCGGCAAAAGCCGTTGCATCCAGTAGGTAGCGCCCTAGTGTGGCCCTGCTCCAGGTTGCGCCCTGTGCGGTATGCCAATTCCACTAGGAAAACAAATAACTTTTTAAAAGCCGGAGGGCTCAATTGTTTTATTTGCGCTGCTATATTGTGGCACGATCGCAAGATGAAGTTCATAAGTACATGCATATGTGCGATTTTGCCAAAATATAACATGCTTATCTTTACTCTTGTGCAGTTCTCCGCACTTTGACTGTGCCCTGAATTGTTCACTGAACACAGGTATAAGCTCAATGACCAACAGAGCACGGTCTAAGAGCAGACATTCTGACATAACTGGTTAATCACTAATAAGGTATACATAGTGACACAACACAGGGTGATATTAGTTTTCTTAGCTTTTATTATTTTTTTGTTCGCATATACAAATACATTTCAGTATTCTAGTGAGAAACATCAGTGAGATATATCAGGTGCACTTATATATATATTTGTGAATACATGCTTGTTTAGCTAGTGCTTTAGTGAAACGTTTAGGGCTTTACATCCATAAGCAGCATTGAAATGACATACAATATATGGACCACTTAGTTTTCTTGTGCTGCTACATCGTCTACATGCACTACGTGGAATACACATACATAGCATAAAATAAAAACACCCAGACATTGTAAAAAGAATTGACACAAAAACCCCATAACACCAAATCCCAGTCTATTTAAGAATACATCAACATTGTACACATATATGAGCAGTTCTCTTGTCTGTATCGTACAGAACAGCACAGCAAAACAAAGGATTATCAAGAAAAGCAATCCTCGCATCTTCTCTGTCACCCTTTCAAAGAAAACAACATGCATTAAACTCCTGTGACTCCTGCGGATGCATCGCTGTGGTCAACATATATTGGGTTGCTACTAACTATTAAATTGGGTGCAGAGAGCAGTCTCTTTGCTAGTGGCCTAAGTGGTATGCTTTCACAAGTGCCAGTGTTGTTGTGCTTTTTTCTAGTGCTTGTGTGTGCGCTGTGTGTGGTGTGTGGCATAGAAAACGAATGTTCCGGGGACTGTGTGCCTCTATCATGCGGACACCTAAGAAACCTCCTCATGTGTTCTTCTCTCTGCATGTTAAGGGCCTGCTGCTCTAAGCGCTCCTCGTGTTCTCTTCCATATACAAATGTGCCTAAAAACTCGTGTATATCGTTCTCATTAGGTATGTCAATTTCACAGTTCAACTGCTGTCTAATATTCTCTTTAACGTGTGCTCTAAACAGTCGTGGGAGTTGATTAAGTGTTTCTGATACGCACCACCTGGCTGTGCGTCCATATATTCCAATTGCTATTGACCTTTTGGTCTCATTCCTTATCTCGCGCTCTAGATCTCTCTGCTGACATTGCAAGTCAGCATTCTTGCGCATTACATAAAACAGTATGCTTGCTGTCACAAACACTATCAGGAACGTAATTAGAGAGAACACTGCTACCTCCGAGCTTGCGTACGGTTTTTCTACGTGCAGCAAAATGTGGCATATCAGTATTGGGAATACAACAACAAGATACAACACTGAAAATAGCGCGTATGTGGTTACTTGGCAACAACGCATTGTGGCCAGAGTTTGAAGGCTGTTTCGTATTTCTGCTGTCCTACCAGGCTGCTGATCACACTGCACACCTCTGGTGTTAAATCTGTTGACAAGAAACAATTTATCAACATTTGCCTTTTTTGGGAGTCTGTGACCTCTGACTCTGTTATGTTATGCCCCATGGTTTCCTGTGTGTGCTTGTGTGCGACCTCTGCCTCAAGCAGACTCTTAACCCTTAACCCATGTTGACTTGTTATTATGTCCAAGAGTGTGCACTCTTGCCCCATGTCATTTGTGGCTTTGCAGCATGCTAGTGTGTAGATTACCCCAGAGACAACATCTCCAGTTCTTAGCAAGCAGTTGCTCATGAGTACGCCTGAAGGCCCTACACGCTCCATGACAGAGGTCAGCATATCAGTTGTGAGCTTTCCAAGCACAGCACTGGGCTTATTTCCCTTTTGTTCTTGCAGAAGCTGTCTCACAGACTTTCCACTGGCTAGGTCAGCTGGGTTTATTTTACATGTGGGCACTTCGCGATCACCCGGGATCACATGCCTGAACAGATTCCCACATCCCAATGACATGAGAGCACAGTTTCTCCAGCTTTCAACTCTTTGCAATGCATGTTGGTCAAATGGACCGTTGTTGTCAAAATACGCTGAAACACACCAGTTTCCGCCTGCACCCTGACACTTACGAGCCCTGTTCATGACTGAGGCCCTACCATGTACGGCCTCGGTTATGCTGTACACTAGTGTTGTTCTTGGGTCCTGTGCGTCCACAGTTTGGATCATCTCCAGTGTGAACGGAGCGGACACAGGTACAACCAGAACACCGTTACAGGTAAGGTGGGGAACACATGAGATCTTAATGTGGTTTATTAGGTTCCCAGTACCTTCATGGACCATGAATGGTACTGGAAATCCTTTGTGCAACGTGTTCACATGCACACATGGCCGTAGTGCTTTTAACATATGAACGGCAAACTCATACCCAGAAAACAAACTGACAAAATACAGTGCTGTGTCTCTCATGTCTGCATCATTGGGCTCGTATTTCCTAATGAATCTGCGCATGTCCTCAAAAACCCTTTTCTCACGCTCTTGAGGCAGGTCCATAGAGCGGAGAAACTCTTGCAGCATAATGGCCGAAGCAGCATAAGGCCTGTTGCGCTTTGAGAACTTTACTGATGCAATGACCACTGCTGACCTACGTACGGCTTGGTCTGCTGCCCGAATAAACTCTGGGTATGCGGATGGGTTAGTCAGTACGGTCTCCCAGTTTTTCTGCATTGTGCACATTTCAGTTTTTGTCATGTGCAGGTGCTTGTCATGGCACACAACAAACAATCCACAGTTTCCATCATAGTACACTTGCACATGCTGTGCAGCATACATTGCAACTAGGAATGCAAGCAGCAAGTCTGCCGCAAAGGTCAGCACTTGGCAACAGTATGTGCACATGGTGTTAGTGTCCCTACAGCACGCACGGCTGGTGAACTCTGTCAGTTTCAGGTACATTACGGCCTCCATAACCGATGAATCAGACTCTGGCTCGCCTATTGGCCCTATACTCATTTGTGTTAATAACCCCCTTTCACAATACATCTGTAATATATCAAGGTCCTGTTCTGCGTTGTCTGTGCATATGTATGTGCTCAAGCGCCTGTGATGACAAACATGCATTCTTCTCCCACTACACACATATGGCTGAAGTAATGCGTGAGCCCCACATTTCCGCGCATGAGCTTTAACTGCTCTTGTCCTGACCCCGGTTCCTATGTTTTTGTGAGATGACCAGAAGGGTTCCCATGTTACCATTACAGATTCAAAACGGAACGTGTCTTTCCCTGCTGCACACGTAATGCCATTTACGGATTTCCTGTGCTCTACGTCATAGCTTATTTTATTTTGTACACCAAAATCATTTGCTCCCAGTCTAGGGAAACATTCTACTGATATAGCTTTTACAAACTTTACATTTGCTTGCTTTTTACGCTTGCGCGTTTTTAGCCATTCTTCACTTTCTAAAAACATTTGTTCGCGTATTGTGCTTGCTTGCTCAAAGTGCTCTTTTAATTCCTCGTGCTCTTGTGTGTCTGAGCTTTCCTCATCACTCGGTTCATAGTACTCATGTGATCTGGGCCTGCTAATATCAGTCTGTTCTACCTGGGCACAGGCTGAGCTGGCATACGACCTTTTGCGTGAGCTAGGCCCAGGTTCAGGACTCTCATCTGATGAATGGTCTGTGTGTTCTGAGTGGGCTTGTGAATCACAGTCAGAAACTTGAATATTTAAACATGTTTCATCGTGTTTCTTTTTTGTGCTCTTGCAGGTCACTGTTGAAATATCAACAACCGCACATGGGCTCACGGACAGAGGCCTGTGTGGTATAGGACTGTAGCGCTCCTGTATATACAGTTCATCCTTTTGCGCTTTTTTGCTCAGGTCAAGGGGCATATCTTCTTCGCATTCGCCCTCGCACTCAGAATCACTTTTTATCACAACAACAATGTCAGCCATCTAAACAACAAAAACAAAACAAAACATAACATATAACACAGCACACCATGCAAGCAAAACTGAAACAAGACACACAAGCACCTGCACCAACGGCCCTCCGCCATAGCTAATCATCTACGTCGTGTCCTGGCTCCCTCATATCTGCACCTCCATGATAAGCAAGCAAATCCTCATCATCATCTGAGCTGTCACTCACATTATGTACTCCTGTTGAATCGCACGGACCAACATCTATCTCTGTGCGCGTGCTTCGTTGAGCCAGGAAAAGCCGGGCTCTCGCGTTGCTGTCATGACTTCTCGAATCACCATGACTGCCCCGTGAGTGCCTAGTTCTGTCCCAGTTAGAGGCTCCACCTGCACTCAACAAAGTGTCATCTAGATACCGTCCGGGTGTATCTGGGGGCTGAGGACTCCCTGTGTCACCGTTGAAGCTAGAACCATTCATACGCACAATAACCTCAGGTGATGTGCTGGTGGGGCTCTCTGAACGCAAAGGAGGCAAAGGAGCAGGTACAATAGGGTGATTTGGCAAGTCAAACAGCCCTGCTCTTTGGTGATGGCAGTTCACACCATAGAATGGGAACATACGTCCGCGCATTCCAGGAGCTGAGGCCTGTACAGCCGCACAGGCACACCATGCAAGGCCAGCAAGCAAAGAGGCCCACATAATCCTACAGGGAACCTCAGGTGCTCCGTGGTGCTCGTTGTAGTAGTTGTTTTCTGGGAAAACTCTGTTATTTCTTTCCTGGTTTACATGTGATGCTCCCAAAATAACCCTAGCTGTGAACCTGTAACTTTCTGTTAGGCCACCAAAAACATATTGGCTCATTTCCTCGGGACTGTGATGTCCGGGTATGTTAAGACCTGTCATACGCATGCAGTCTGAACCGTAATGAAGTGCAAAGGCAAGCGCACGAGGCATGTTTTCAGGGAGTAACCTCCTGGTGAGTATGTGACCAAAGCACAGCATGCGAATGCCTCTAATCCACCGCGCAAAGGCACAATTTAGTGCATCTACCAGCCTTGCCAGTTGTGTTCCATCAGCTGGAGGCTCGGGTGCTCCTTGGTGTGCATCACGTCTCTCTAGAGCATATTCATACTCACAAAGCGAGACAACAGCATGTGTACTTGTGGCTGGTTCATTGCGCAGCATTTCATGTCTTTGTACTCTCAGTACCTGACATCCAGCTAGTGAAAAGGAGCTAGAGAAAATACTGCTAATGAGTGCTAGAAGCTGTGTTGGGGTAACAACTGCAATGTTTCTGGAAAAACTCTCAAAATGTACAGCGAGCAAAGCCTGAACAAACTGTTGGCCTCCATTTACTGCTACGCTTGCCAGTCTATGCAGCCTACTGCGCGTGGAATCTTCTGCTTCTCTGTCTGGGTTTTCAGCGCGAGCTCCATCAGATCTGTGATGCACAACAACTTGTGCTGGTGCTGGTGCTGGTGCTGGAACTGCTCTGTTCGCCTGAACCTGAGGTACCTGAGCACTATGAACTATAAGCGGACGTGGCGCTAAATTGCGAGCAAGTACGAATTGAGCTGGGAGAATACGAACAGGTGCTGGTTCTAGTTCACGTTGTTGCTCTGGCTCTGTCTCTGGTTCTGGTTCTGGTTCTGGTTCTGGTTCAGGTTCTGATTCTGTTTCTGAATCTGATGGCTGTTGTGGTGCATGCTGCGGGGCTCGTGGTGGTATTGGAGGAGGTGGTGGCGTGGGTGGAGATTCTGGCTGTGACCTTGCATGTTCAGTATTAGGTATTGAGCGTGTGCTAGGCTCGGTTTCTGGTTCATTAATGGGCTCTGGAACATTGCTCAGAACTTGTGCGTTTACAGAGCTGCTTATTAGTTTAACTGAGTGTGACCTTTTGACCTGTGGCTTTTTACCATTATTTTTAGTAACCCTTGCACTCACTGAGCGCTTAAGTCCTGATGTGCTCGGAATGGGCTCTGTCTCGGAATCAGAAAGCACATCAGGCTTACTCTCTAGCTCTTTCCTAACAAATTTGGGTGTCAGCAGTCTTATAAGTGATCTCCGCTTCTCGGTTTTGTCTCTGTGCTTTTTTCTTTTTTGGGCATTGCTCATTATTTCCCTCTCTCTCCATGTTAACTGGTTGTGCTGTTCCACAGCATGCTCTAATTGCTTTCTAAGTTCTGCTGCCCTCTCTAAGTTTATTTTAAGCTGGCGCTCTCTTGCCTGTGCGAGTAACTCAGCATGGGTCTTCAGAGTCGGACCTGTATGTGGTGAGCTGCCGGACGAAGTCAGACCAACCGGGGGACGTACCACAATAGTTTCTGCACAACCCCCTGCTATTCTGTCCTTATCAGACACTTGTTTCACTTTGGCTCTCTGTTTAGTTTGTATTTGTTCTTGCAAATAGCTGTCAAAGTCTGTATCCGAATCACTGTCATGATTTGCATTTTTGGCGCGTGTGGTTGTTGTATTTGCATTTTTGGCGCGCAGCTTTGAGTAAACTCTGGCTTTTGATTTAGGTTTCTGCCCGTGGCTGTGCTTTTTCTTTTTTGTCTTCCTTTTATAGGTTTCTTGTTCACATTCAGATGTGTCATCAGAGCTGAGAGCAATCACTCTTTTCCCACTAACAGTTTTTTTTGGGACTGCACCTGAGCATGAAGGCTGTACAGGCTCTAGGTGGCACACTTTGCTACTGGCAGAAACCTGTGGCACATAAACAAAGGGAGACACAGAACTCTTTTCATCATTTCCATTCTGTTTATCTTGTTGTCCTTTACATCCATGGTTTGTTTCAGAATCAGACGAAGATGAATCGCTCTCTGTATCACACATGCTACAAAGAACACACAAAATCACATTAACTCACGTCTAAAAGCTGCAAGCTTAGGGTAACGTGACTGATCACTACCAAATTCTTCACCTAACCTATAGTTAAACGTAAAACATGTAAGTAGCATAGCATTTGGGCCTGTTGGCTCAGGTGCAAAATATAAAAAACGGCTTAAATAACTTGTAATGTCTTTAGACAACATATGCTTGCTTGAGGTTGGCATGCGTGTTAGTACAGCAAAGCAGACAAACAGACAAAAATTTGCACACATCACATTCCCCGGGTTCTGGACTTGTAGGCCTAAGTCTAATACGTGGTGCATCTGGCCTTCAAAGTAATGCTGGGGTGAGCGGCCCGCTGGGTCAAAAAACACAAGCTTTGAACATAAGTTAAACACTACAACCCAGTGTGACCTGTGTAACACAAACATACATTCTGTCTCCTCTAAATGTTTCAGCCTAGCTTTATTTACATAATGTCTTGCATCCCCCCGCAAACCCAGCTTAACCATAGAGTCTGTGACTTCTGTAACAGACATCCAACCCACATGTGTAAACCCCCCCTGTGTGTTAACATATGATTGAAGGTCAAATCCCTGCACTTGTTGAGGTGAAGAACTGCTTGCTGTCTGCGGTGAAAATGTCTGGCCTCCGTGTTGTCTCCATCGCACATATGGTGTTGTTCGTCTTCGCCAGGAACGCTGCATATTAACTCACGTGGTTGTAAGCGCCAATGTATTGCTTATTCCTTTGTTTCCTTGGTGTCTTTAGTGTCTTTGATTAGTTGTATTTTGCTTACAGTTGTATTTAAAACTGCACTAACTCAGCATAGCTTGGTTTACAGTTACCAGGACTTAGTTCATTTCCCTGCTGGTGGCCTGGAGGGAAAAACGCAACATCATATTTCTGCCATGTTATCACAAACAGTCTGTCTCTGCCATCAATTGCGTTCGCTGTAAAATCGATCTCCATATCCCACCTGCCCTGTGTGACCCCTGCGCATGTTGAGCGATTAAACTGTGTATTTGGGTCACTGTGAACCAAAATACACTTAAACACTGGCCTGTTCTGTGCGGGCTGTTCTGTGAGATTTAGGTCAGCAAAAGACAACTGCTCATCAGGAATAGCAAGAGGTGTTCTGCCCAATTTCCCTATCCACGCACTCCTAACAGTGTTTAGCAGGTCAAGGTCGTCCCAGGTTACCGATCCATCAACCGAATGCGTGTTAAAAGCAGGTTTGTGCATGCCGTTGTACAGACAGGTAAACCTTTCAAACACGTCACCTTTAATCTCAGGTCCGTATAATGTCATCTGAGTGTGCTCAAATGCATCTCTCCTAGCAACAAACGCTACAAGATGCTGTGGCATGAGATCCTGGTCTCCCCGTGTAACCGGGAAGTACAGTTTGGTTTGGCCTGCTGTCAGAGGGAGTATCTGCACAGAAATATCCATCACTGGATATGTGCTCAAAGGTTTTTCAGGGTGCAGATCGGGGACATGAATAGTACAGTATCTTACTTGGAATGTAGAAAATTCCACAAAAAGCGGTGGGTCAGCCCTCAACTGTATCCTTAGCGGCCATGCTCCGCACGTTAGAATAAGTCTGGGTGAGCACCCTCTGGGCAGCACTTTCATTGTGTCCCTGTCATTAAATGACTGGACAGCCAGTGTGTTGATCGGAAGGTTCAGTGGATGTGCAACCTGCTCAATTGCACACCACTCCTGCCGTGAGTCGTTAACTGCATGCCTCCCTCCGTGATAATCTGCAGGAGCAACACAGTCTGTGTGCCCTGAATGCTGCCACCCCCGTCTGCACGGACTGTTAAAGTACCAGGATGCCCATGCCACAACAGATTGAGTGTGCTGGTTGCTTCTGTACAATGGCATGAGAGAGCGCAGGGACGTAGAGCTAGAGCCAAAAATCATATCTATATTTTGAAATTGTCCGTTTAAGACAGACAACGGAATGGGCTGACTGCGGCCCTCACCTAGATCTAGAGCGGCATCCCCTTCTAATGACCAATTTGCTAGTGCCTCTGTGTGTTTTACTGTTCCTTTAGCATAGAACCTCATTGAACCCACAACAATAGCTTCATCAGGTTCACATCCCAATTGTACAACAATCTCCTTGCAATCTCTAGAATTTAGATCAATTTTCATTTCACTGCCAGCTGGACCTTGCCCTGTTCTTTGACTGGCATAACCGATTGCGTGCTCCCTAGTGAATTGCAATCCTGTGTTCTCACATAGTGCGCTTGTGACCATGTTGTCGTCGAATTTTATGTCTGGAGTAGTCATCTGAAAAATTAATGTAAATTGTCAAGCTCATTCCTGTTACAGTAACCATGCCGGGTCACCGGTCTCCCACCTTTACGCCCAGCTTCAACCTTGACAGTGCAAAACACAGAGTGTGTGGATGATGGTTCAGACATTATTACAGTGTGTGTTGGCACTGCATGTGCACCACCTCTGGTGCGGCTAGTACTTGGCTCACACTTAACTCTTTTACTGGTGCAATTTCTGCTAACTGGAGCTCTGCGCTTCCTGTTTGCGTGCCCAGAGCCTCTGTTATCAGGCACCGGATACAATTTGTCCCAGTAGGGACCAAGTCCGCCACCCCGTGAGGGTATTAAGGCCGAAATGACAGATGGTATTACCCCTCCGAGTAAGCTTAACAGAAGTGGAGCAAAGCCACCCCTCTCTTGATGCTCCACAGCTTCCTCACACAGACACCTGAGTGCACTGTTGGCACATGCCTGAATAATCGCACCACCCCTGTCAGTGCTAGAGCCTGGACTCCTGGCTCCAGATATTTTCTGAGAAATTGTTTGCTGCACCCTATTAATGCCCTGGACTGCTAGGTCAGTTGCAGCTGTAGCCGCGGCTGTTTTAATCTGAGATGGAATAAGACTGACTAGGGTCCTGGCTTTTGGCAGGAGCCACCTAACTAAACTGGCAAAGAATGAGCCTATTCCTGCTCCTCTCTGAACACCTGTTACACTGAGCATATGCTGCTCAACAACTGCAAGTATGTCTTTTAGTATTTCAGTTTGTACTTGTCCTGGGTTTTGCATGCCAAAGTAGTGTGACAGTTTGGTTTTAACATGCTCCCTAATCATTGCACATATTTGCTCCACGTTGCTTTCCACATATGGTACAAAATATTCGTTAAATGACACTTCAGCGTCATTGCTGGGCCCAGGGCTCACTCTAGGCTCAAAATATCCACTTCGCCTCATGGCTACTGAGAATAAACATTTATTGTAATGTTATGGGGAGAATTCTCACACATATCAAAGGCACACCATGCACAAAACGTACGGGCCTATCTGCTGCGTCTGTGAGTGTAAAGGTGAGCGAACATAAGTACCCTCCTGGTATATTAAGCTCACGCACCAGGTCACTGCAATCCCTAGTGTATGCCTGTCCAGGGGTTCCACAGGGTGAACAAACAGCTACGGACTGCCTGGAGTGTCTGTTGTATGTTACCTCTGCACATGATACAACTAAGTCACGCACGGGCCCAAATAGATCAGGGGCTGAGTTTCCTAGAACGTCAGGCGTAATAACTACGCACATGTCATTTTCATACTCAACTTCACCTAAACCTGTAAATCCTAGCATGTGTGTGAGATTATGTGGTATTGGTTTTGCATGCTGACCAATACCTGTGCGAACGGGTATGATAACAGCACTGTTTCCAGTGTATGTAAGCCTGCCTAGTTTAAATTCGAATGATAAAGATGGATTACAGGCTTGCAAATAGTCAAGAAACTGTGTAACGGAGGTGTTGCTAACATCTGGTAACTGAACACGTGCACCACCCACATATATATAATGGTTCCCTAAATGGTTTCCGATGTGCAAGGCACAGTTAGAGACTGTTATCTGGGTTACAGAAATAGCAGCCAGACCATTGCCATAGGGGTCCCTCTCACAAGCTACAGGATGCGCACTGAGATCTAGCACACAGTAATTGTTTTGGTCATTGTCATCAAATGTTCCCAAAAAAGAATATCCCATCCCACCGGGAGTTCTACCCAGAGACTGCACTTGACGAGAGGTAGCCATCTAAGAAGAAAAGTTTATTGGAGTTTACATGTGCGTAACATTGTACATCAGAGTTATTCATTGTCTTTCTCAGAGTTGTCTGGCTCATCACATCTTGGTTTTTTTGGGTTAGGGGAGTCTGGATCAGTTGGTTCATTATCGGTTTGGTCATTAACAGGCATAGGCTCTCGTTGAAGCTCAGCTTTAAGATCCTGTAAGGTCATCCAGCGCATGGAATCCCCATCCGAGACAAGAACATTACATTTCTCCATCTACAAGGAAAATATTATATTACCAGCTGTCTTCATCTAGACCTTCCTCAGGGGATACGCGAGTGCGTATTTTTGTAATCAAGCTATTAAATATCCTGTCACCTGGGTTTGTGGGCATAGTCTCTTCCTTTACCGTATGTTTTGGTTGTACTTTACGGAGTTTGGGGCCTGTTTTTAACACGTCTGCTAGCTGTGAGTGAAAGTCAGCTACCGGTGATCCATGTTTTGTTACAGGCAGTGGTGCGAGCATACGGTCTTGTGCTGCTCGCAGTTTTTTGCCTTGTTGTATTTCATTCAAAAAGGCCTGTGTCCTCCCTAGAAGGTTGTTAGGTCCGCCTAAAATAATAGGGGAGCTTGGTGGGGTTAGAAAAGGTACACTCTCTGTTTTACGCTGATGTACTGGCATAGTGGCTGGGGGGGGRGGAGGCGGAGGGGGGGGAGGCGGAGGCGGGGGGAACGCTGGTTGGGGTTCTTCTAAAACTAGTTCTTTGTGATCGTGTGGTGGAATAGGTCTAAATCCGCTAAAAGCGGATGGAACAAAGGTTGTACTTGGGTTGTTTAACATAGAGGCCTCGGGAGCGGGTAAGSCCAACAGCCCTTTAGGCCTAAATAAAGTGTGTTCTTGATCCTGTGCTTTTGAGGCAGTGACTAGCTGCTGAAGAAGTGCTTCAATTGGTGTCTGGGGCTTCCTGACATAGTATTTTCCGGAATTGTGTACAGCTCTGTTCCTATAAGTATGCTTTGTACCCCGCAAGGCATATTGCCTAGGGTTGTGCACACTGACCCTGCAGGCAGCTGAAGGTATGTAACCTGAGCCACCCCTATATTGCTGAGAGGAAATGTATGGTGCGGGTCTGTAGTACCTATCTTGAATGTAACTAGCCTGAGGTGTGTATGTATGTGTTCCAGAGACATATGGAGCTACGCCCCCCCTCATAGCTTGGTAAACCTTGTGTCCTGCACCTGCTAACGTAGTAAGTGTTGGGACATATGCTAGCATGTTTTCAAAAAGGTTTTGAGCTGTACTTAAAAGGCCAGGACTGTCATCATCCGGTTTAGGGCCTCCGCTGTACTGCGGTATAGGCTGATAACGCAGAGCTGGTTGTGCACTGTCTGTGCTCTCATGGTATATTGGTATTGTGGGTGTTACAGGGCCCACGTCCTCATCACTTGTAATAGCACTAGAAACGGCATTAACAGCAGCATTTGTCAAAAAGCTAGGTATCCCTGTCATAGATGCAAGAGCAGCAGAGCCTAGTGTAGGTAAAGCTACGTTAATCATGCGTCTTAAAACGCGACTGGCCAGCCCTGGTGCACTGCTCTCCTTTTCAACCATCCTCCTTAAACCCTGCTGGGCCTGGTTATGGTTGTATGGAACTAATGCGTTAGATACCCGAGGAGAGCTGACATTTGAGTTCTGTGGGTTAAATGTCATGTTCGGAGATACCGTTATTATTGGAGCTGTTGTGGTGTTTTTCCTTGTGCTTTTTGTTATGCGTGTGCTGTTATATTTTGAGGCCTGAGAGTGATTGGGCTTAGTGTAAGGTGTTCTCCGTACAGAGCCTCTGGTGCGTTTTTTAACCACAGGTTTTGCTCTAAGCTTAGGCATTGTGGAACGCTGCTTTCCCCCTGTGTGCGAACTCTGAATGTTATTCTCTACTTTGACAAGAGTTTGAACTGGGCTACTCTTTTCTTGTGTATTCTTTTTATTCCAGCGCCTGGTGAAGTGTTTATAGCTGCGTAGAGCTGTGATACCGGATTTTGGTTCTTTTTTTATTTTAACTTTGTTCGGGGTATGCTTTTTTCCCTTTTTTTTGCTGGGTAAAAGCCGGGTCTTAGCCATCTTAAACACATAAGCACGTTAAAGGGTTAAACACAGTTTGTAAGTATGCAATGCAAGCAAGGGTTAATAGCAAAAAAAAAGAACATGGGTATTACTCACTTTTTCAGCTGTGTGACCTGGAACAACAAAAAAAGGCGGATTTCAGTAGGTAATCCCATAATTAACACCTGTCAAAAACAGCACGCTCAGACATGCACAGCATGGGTGTTCACTGCAAAAATCACTGACATACCTGGCACGCCTTCAAGTGACTTTTCAGTGTCTGAGACGCTTGTCTTTACAAGTCTGGCAAGCTGACAAACCTAAGAAGACACAACCTGTTCAGTGCTAGTACAGCAAATATAACCTTGACTCACACGAACAGGAAACTAACTAACCTTAGTGACGAAAGGCAGCAGAGAACTCCGGATGTCCTATGCAGACTTAATGGTTAAGGACTTTACACGTAACTGGGAAAAATAAAAACACTAGTTTAGAGTAATAACCTCTGGCCAAAGGAAAAAACACAGCAATTAGCACCAGTTATGTTGCAATTGTTTTTCCCAAGTAAATCTATTACATAATTACAGCAGGTGACGCAAACTGTTCTGAGATAATATAACACAAATGAGACAGGCTTGTGTTTATATGTTTTTCCTTCGTGTGCAAAAAACATTTGTGAATAACAAAACAAGTTACCTCACGTTTTTTCTCTTTTCTGAACGGTTATAGAGAATCTGCCCTTGTTCAGGGTTCTGCTTTGAAACTGATGGAAACATAATAGAAAAACAGAAAACTGTGTATTACAAGTGTTTGGAGCAGTAATGCAAAACCATATAGTTTGTGATACGAGACTGTGCTTAATATTATGAGAAATAACAGATCCAGAAACAGCAATATATGGACACGTATCCTAATATAGAAAGTTGCATAGCCTAAACAAATCCGAGAAATCAGTAACATAGGTTAGTGCTGTGCAAACCAGGTTTACTCTAGTTTTATACAGTTTCGTAAAAGAAGAGTTATTGTTCTGTGCACAAACCTAAAACTCTTAGCTTTGTTCTGACATTAAACAAGCCACAACTGTCATCAACAGCCACACACATGTAAAATACAACATGCTGAGACGAACAAAGAGATTGTCACTTACCAAGAGATGAGAATAAGCTGGATATGTCTTCGCACAAGAAACAGGTAAAGGTTTAAGTGTTTAACGTGTACATGGCATTTAAATAGCCAGACACATGACAGGGCTTTAAAAAGTAGGTGGAGAGAACAGGTGACACACCTAAAGCAAGTAATATGCTCAGTAGCTCTGCACGCACAGGGTATGAATAACTGCGCATGTCAAGGGTATATTCTTCTTTAGAATTTTTTAAAATCTGTACCTCCCAGCTCCCCACAAGCCTTGTTTGCAGAGAGACAGTACTCAAACACAGAAATGAACTGCGCACACATGCGCAGATGTGATTAACAGAGTAATACCCTTACTCACTAAACTTCAACATGAAGCGAGCAAAAAACAAACCTGTGCTTGGTCCATGTTTAATGACCAAAGTGCATACGTTTTTGAAAGGGGACCCTCCGATAATTGTAATTACACATCCGAAGAAAGGAGAGATTGTAATTGCAAAAAGGAACATTTCAAAGGGTGATATTGTTTTCTGCTGGCCCGGATCTGTTACAACTGGACTAGGAGTACGGCTTCAAAATGTTACTTTTGAGGTTCCTTATCCTAGACCACCTTTCTTCACACAGGCTCCTGCAAAAGAAAACACTGAACCTTTAAAATGTTCGTATTTCACGGAGGACTCCGAGGGACCGAATGGTACGTTTTCCATTGGATTATTTTTCAAAGCAACAACGGACATTGAGCCTGGGCGCCAAGTTTTTTATGACTTCAAAATGAGCGGACCCGAACGAATAGTCACAGAAGTTGTCACAGTAAGCAATTATTTGAAACTTTGTTTATTATTCACAGCCATTTATCCGCACACACTTATACTTTCTTCTGCAACAGAATGATGAAGACTGGGCTGACTCTGATCAGCTTTTCGCTGCTGCAGCCCAGGCATTTGATGAACCTGTGCCAAGTACTTCTGGCTGT